CCGAGCTCGTGCTCGACGGCGGCATCGGTTCGAACTGCCCGGCGAACACCACGTTTGGTTTGAACACCGACACCTTCCGGCTGCGGTATCACCCCAACCGTAACTTCGACAAGGTGTTCGACGGCGACGGCATGATGCCGATCGACAAGGACGCCATCGCTCAATTTATCGGGTGGATGGGCGAACTCACGATGACGAACCCGCTGTTCAACTGGCGGTTCTACGACAGCAACCCGGCGGCCTAACAGCCGACGTGAGATGCATCTCGCATCGAGCCGCGCGATGGCCCCCCGCCGCGCGGCTTTTCTTTTCATGGAGAACCACATGCGTAACGATCCCGACGACGCGCTGGTCGCGTTGTTCAAGCACCACGCCAATCCCAACGAAGCCAAGAGCATCATCGCGGGCCGCCCGATCTTCGACGATGTCGAGGTCGTTGAAATCCGCAAGCCCGGCTCGAAGGACTACAGCGTGCATCCGGCGACGGAATTTTCTCACTGGGATGTCGATCCTATCACCGGCAGTCAGGTCAAGGTCACCTATGCCGAGCGTTTCCAAAGGCAGTACCAGCAGTTCAAGGCCAAGGCGGCGCAGACCAAGTCCGGCACGCCGCTGGAGCATGCCCGGTTCCTGACCGAGGGCAGGCGGGCCGAGTTGCGCGCCCAGAACATCTACACGGTCGAGGCGCTTGCCACCATCGACGGGCAGGAACTGAAGAACCTTGGTCCCGGCGGCAGGGAGTTGAAGAACGGTGCGATGGAATACATCGAGGAGAGCAAGGCCAGTGTGCCCTCGCTGGTGATGCAGGCCGAACTGGAAGCCTTGCGCGCCAAGAATGCTGTCTTGCAGGAAGACTTAGAACTAGCGAAGTCGAATGCCGAGGGTGAGTTCAAAGACATGAACCTCGACCAGCTTCGCGAGTACATCACCGCGAACACCGGGCACCCGCCTGTCGGCACGGCAAACCGCAAGACATTGCTGCGCATGGCGATGGACGCGCGACCGGAGAAAGTAGCCTGACATGACGCTATTGTCGGTGGTGAAGGATGTGTGTGCCAACGTGGGTGTGCTCGTGCCCACCAGCGTGTTCTCCAACATCACCGGCAACCGAACCATGCAGGAGATGCTCTCGCTTGCCAACGAGATGGCGCAGCGCATCGCCTACGACACACGGGACTGGACGAAGCTGAAGGTGATCGCGACCTTCACCGGCGATGGTATCAAGCAGAACTTCGATCTACCCGCCAACCACAAACGGATGCTGCTGACAGCCAACGTCTGGCTGTCTACTACTCCGAACCATCCGATGCGGTTCGTGCCCGATCTCGATGTCTGGATGCAGCGCCGAACTCTCAACCGCAACGACCCGTGGGGCGAATGGACGATTGTCGGCGGCCAGATGCTGATCTTTCCGATCATGGGCACAGGCGTCACCGCGACCTTCGCCTACCTCGACAAGAACTGCATCGTCCTTGCCTCAGGCGGCAAGGGTGACAGCTTCCTCGCCGACGGCGACAGCTTTGCGCTCGATGAGCGCGTCCTGAAACTCGGCATGATCTGGCAATGGAAAGCCCAGAAGGGGAGCGCCTACTCCGAAGACATGGGCACCTACGGTGATGCGCTGACCTATCTGATGGGTCACGACAGCCCGGCCCCGACCATTGTTGGAAGCCTGCCGTCTTCCGCAGCCCCCAATGTTGCCTATCCCTATCCGGTGCCGACGCCGTGATTATTGCGAGGGCAAAATCGTGAGCCAGCATCAGGCGCTCCGAAGGGTCGCGGTACCGGGGCAGGTCGCACAGCAATTGCAGACCACCACCCTGCCAGCGCCGACGCGCGGCATCGTCCAGAACGAGAACGAGAGTTTCATGTCGCCGGGCGGGGCCTTGGTCTGCGACAACTGGGCACCGACCATGAAGGGCGTCAGGCTGCGTGGCGGCTGCGTCCGGTGGTGCGTGCTGCCCGAGACCACGCCGGTCATTTCCGGGTTTGAATATGCATCCGGCAATGTGCAGAAGATGTTCGCGGGTAACGCCACCAAACTCTACGACGTGACGGCGACGACGCCCGTTCTGGTCGCGAGTGGGCAGGCATCCGGCAACTACTGCGCCAGCCAACTCGCCAACCAAAGCGGTGGCGACTATCTGATGGTGGTCAACGATGCCGGTGATTATCCGTTACGCTTCGACGGCACGACGTGGACGACGCTGAACGCGGGCCAGATCACTGGGCCTGCGGGCACCACCGTCGCCGCCGGGCACAATCTCGTCTACGTCTGGAAATACCGCAACCGATGGTTTTTCATCGAGGGCGGCACCATGAACGCCTACTATCTTCCTCTCAATGCCATACAGGGCGCGCTCTCCGCGATCCCGCTGTCCGGCGCCGCGACCAAAGGCGGCAAATTGTTATTCGGCGCGACGTGGAGTGTGGACGCGGGCGACGGCATCGACGACAAGTGCGTGTTCGTCACCGATCAGGGCGAGTTGCTGATCTTCACCGGCAGCAATCCTGCTGACGCCGCCAACTGGCGGCAGGAGGGGCGTTATCAGGTGCCGCCCCCGATGGGGATGAACGCCCATATGGCGATGGGCGGCGACATGCTGATCGCAACCGTCGCTGGCATCGTGCCGATCTCGGCCTCCATCTCGAAGACCCCGGAGCAACTCGAGCTCGCCGCGATCACGCTCACGATCAAGCCGATGTGGCGCGACGAGGTCAACGCCAAGCGGACATGGTCGTGGACCCTGAAAAACTGGGAGGAGTACGGCGCGATCTTCGTGACGTGGCCCGGCGGCAATCCCGGCAATCAGTATTGCGCCGTGGTCAACGCCGCCACCGGGGCGTGGTGCCGCTTCGTCGGCTGGGACGCCACCTGCTTCATGCGTATCCGGGGCGATATGTTTTTCGGGACGCAGACCGGCATCATCATGCAGGCCGACCGCACCGGCACCGACGACGGACAGCCCTATACGGCGGTTCTGGTTGGCGGCTGGGAGATGTTTCAAAGTCCGTCGCAGACCATCACATGGCGGCAGGCGCGGGCGTCGTTCTCCGCTTCCAACGGGCAACCGTTCCAGCCGCAGCTATCCGCCACCGTGGACTACGTCGTCACGCTGCCGACGCCGCCACCGCCCGGCATTGATCCGGGCATTGTCGATGTCTGGGATCAGGGTCATTGGGGGCCGGACATGGGCGGGCCGCCGCCACCGGTCCCGACAGCACCGCAACGCGCGCAATATTCGCAGTGGGATCAGGCCGCGCCCGGCAAGCCCGTGGTGAGGAACACCGGCTGGGTGAGCATCGGCATTACCGGCTACTCGCATGCGCCGATCGTCCAAGTCACGGTGGCGCAGCAGGCCAAGCCGATCGTGGAATTGATTTCGATAGCAGCGACATTCGAGCGTTGCGGCATCAATGTGTGAGGCATAGGCATGGCTCAATTCGCACCGGGTGAACTATTCGCACCGGCTTGGATCAAGGGCAATCCGCAGGCCGAGCAAGCGGTCAACGACTGGCAGCAGAAGTATTTTGCCGTCAACAACGACGTGGTCAATGCGTCGCGCGCGCCTGCGACATTCGGCACCGGCAATGCTGCCGGGGCGGTCGATTACAACGCGCTGGTCGCGGGCGCGCAGGGTGGTCTCTACGACGCCAATGCGCGGCGCAATTCAATCGCGACCCAAGTCGCTGCCAATCAAAATCAGACTGCACCCGCTTCAAATCCGCAATATGCGGCGATGCGGGCGCAGATGTCACCAGCCGATATTCAAACATTCCAGCAGCACGTTTCACCAGCAGAGTTTGCGGCCTTCATGGGCACAACAGCCGGGCCGACAGCGACTGCCGCTGGAGTAACTGGCGCGGCAGGTGCGACGGCACCTTCCTCGCCCTTCATCATGATTCCGACATCGTGAGGTAACAGAATGGCAGACTTTGGCAGCATGAGCGCCGACCAGATCAATGCCTCGATGGGCTTTGGTCCCGGCGGCGTCGGCGATCAGAGCCAAGCCCTGTTCAACAATCTGTACGGGCCGATGGGCTTTGGCGGGCAGACCGATTACTATTCCGCCTTGGGTGCCGCCTACGGTCGCGAGACCGGCGGGTTTGGCGGTACTATTAACGGCGGTTCTTTCTGGGACGGAAGTCGCGGCTACCCTAGTGGCACAGTAGAAGGCCCGTATTC